GAGGAGGTAGCGAACAGTTTTAATAATGAATTACAAAAATCTTACGGACTTTCAAAAATAGAAAGTACGAAACTTTTGGCTAATACTGGTGATTTGCTAAAAGGATTTGGCGCAACTGCAAAGGAAGCTTCAACTACATCGTACGAAGTGCAAACATTGGCTGTTGCGTTAGGTCAGTACAACGCAAAAAGTGCAACAGAAGCAAGTGAAGCACTAACGAAAGCTTTACTTGGAGAAACTGAGGGGCTTAAATCTTTAGGAATTAAAATAAATCAAACAGATGTTGCTACAAGAGTTTTAGAAAAAGGACAAAGCGGACTCACTGGAACTAGCTTATTATTGGCACAAGGACAAGCGACACTAGAGCTTGCAATGGAGCAATCAGGTGACGCCATTTCTTCTTATGCAACAAATACGGAAACTGCTGGAAGGAAAATGCAAGAAATGAAACAATCTTTTGAAAATTTAAAATTATCAGTATCGGCAGTCTTATTACCGGCTTTTACGTCAATAGTCGAAAAAATAACCGCAGTAATTAATGAATTCAATGAATTAAGCACAGGAACACAAAAGTTTATTACTTCAATGCTTGGAATTGTTGCGGTCGCCGGTCCTACTGTAATCGCAGTAGCTAAAATAACAGAAGCATTTACGATCCTTAAGAAGGCTCTAGGTCTTACCGGTGGTTCAATGCTAGGACTGGTTGCTATCCTTGTTTGGGTTGGAATTGAAATTTATAAAAAAAGAGATGAATTTGTTGAGGCTTTTTGGATAATTGTAGATTCGTGGAAAACAGCTTTTGATAATGGAGTGATTTTTTTAACAGATGCTTGGACTGCAATATCTACACTATTCACAGACGGTCTTAGTTACATAAAACGAATATGGGACACTACTTGGAGTACAATTACTGGAACAATTAGCACTGTAATTGGAAGCATAAAATCAACCGTAAGCGGTGGTATTGATTATATAATATCATTCGTTGGAGGCGCAAAAGATCTAGTGACTGGTGCATTTTCGAGTGCTTGGAGTGGAATAACAGGAGTCACTAACAATATTATAGACAACATTAAAAACGCATTTAAGGGAATGGTTAATTTTGTGATAAGTATAATAAATAAATTAATTGCAGCCTCTAATTCAGTAACAGGAACTTTGAACAAGTTGCCCGGGGTTAATATCGGAAAAATTTCCTATATACCTGCCTTAGCTAAAGGTGGAATAGTGAATAAACCTACACTTGCAATGATTGGTGAAGACGGTCCCGAAGCAGTAGTTCCTTTGAGTAAAAAGAACAACCCAATGTATGGGCAAGGTGGAGGCGTAACAATTAATATTACTGGAACATTCCTTTCGGAAGATGTAGCCGAGCAATTAGGAAATGCAATAGTCTCAAAATTAGCATTAAGTACTAGATTCTAATGAATATAACAGTAACAATCGGAGGTGTTGACGCAACTGGATTCGTTGTTGAACGCTCTTTAAAAAAAGACGACGTAATGACAAGTCAAGTCGACACTTTGACATTCAACTACAAAAAGTACGGAACAAAAACCTTTTTGCCTGTTATTGGTGATGAAGTTATTGTTACTGATACAGACACGTCAACAGTAATGTTCGGTGGAAATATAACTGAGATCGCAGTTAGATCAGAGGCAGGGGGGGTTGCGGTGTATGACGTAACTTGTACTGATTATAGCTCTATATTGTCAGGCGAGCTTATTGCAACAACTTACGTAAATAAGACGGTTAAATATATTATAGACGACATTTTGCCAGCAGGGTTTACGTCTAACAATGTACTTGGAGACATAACAATAAAAAAGATTGTGTTCAATTATCAGTCAGTCGATGACTGTATTAAAAAAATGGCAAGTATAATCAACTATAACTGGTACGTTGATTATAGCAAAGACGTACATTTCTTTGCTAAAAATCAAGAACTTTCACCGTTCAATATTGATAATAACCTAACAGATGTAATTGTTGACAGTTTGGAGGTTGAACGCTCAAACTCACAATTAATAAATTCTATATATGTTATCGGTGGTGATTATGTAGGCAACTCAAGAGATGAAATATATAATGCAGTTACAGATCAAACAATATTTCCACTTGCTAATAAATTCTCTAGTAAGCCAACGGTTACGCTTAATTCTGTTGCAGTTGACGTAGGAGTTGATAATTTGCAAACATTCACAGACGGCTTTGATGTTCTTTGGAGTTACGGGGAAAAGTATATAAGATTTGAAAATGCTCTAACAAGTGGCGATGTTGTAGAGATAACAGGAACACCTTTAATTCCAGTAATTGTGAAACTAAACGAGCCGTCAAGTATTGGTACTTATGGAATAAGGCAACTAAAAATTGATGACGCCTCTATTAAGGATATAGACACAGCCAAACAAGTAGCAAAAGCTAAACTTGAGGCTTACAAGAACGGAACTACTAGCGGTAAGTTTTCAACATATACAGGGGGGTTGAGGAGCGGGCAAACTATAACAATCAACAACTCTATACTTGGAATAGATGAAAGTTTTTTGATAAAGAAAGTGTCGACTAGGTTTTTGTCTAATGCGGTTGCGGTATATACGGCTACCATTGTTAGTTATGAGGTTGTTGGTATAATAGAGTTGCTACAAGACTTATTGAATATCAAGAATGAATTAACGGACCTAAAGGAAGACGTGGTTTTAACAAAAATAGAGCAGATAATCGAAGAAATAAATGTTGTAGAGTTAGTAGAGGTACAAAAACAAAATGAAATAGAAGAAGACATCGAGGTCGAAGAATCAATCGAAGACAATCCAATGGGAGCTGGGAATCTAGTATGGGTATATGGATACTATATGCCTACATCTAGTACAGACACAAAGAGAATGGCAAAAGCCGACAGAGGAGCAAAATATAATTAATAATTATGGAAAATAAAGTAAAAATTACAGGACTTATAAAAGCTAGGTGTTATGACCAGTCTGTTCTGTCTAGTGATGATTTGGCTTACAATAAAGCAATAATCGAAAGCAACGGAGACAGAAGAAAATTAAAACTAGGAAATTTAAAATGGCAAACAGAAAAAACAAACTTGATTAGCAACAAGGGTTTTGAGGTTATTGGTAAAATCCTAACTGGAACATACGGGTCAACTGGTGAGATAACGCATTGTGCGCTAGGTACAGGAACAACAACGCCAGCGGTTACTGATACGCAATTAGGTACAGAAGTATATAGGAATGGCACTGCCTCTAGTGCAGTATTGGATAATGTAACAGACATTACTGCTTATTATGCGGAAACAGAAGTTACAGGAACATTTACGGAGTTTGGTACATTCATTGACGGTACAGGAACTGCAAATAGTGGTGTGTTATGGACGCACGTATTAACGGGGGGGTGGACAAAAACATCAACAGAGGCTCTAGTTGTATCGGCTACATATACAATGACTAGCACATCAATATAATTATTATGATAGTTAGAATAGAATTAAAAACGGATAAAAAAATAGAACTGTTAAGAGCAATTAATAAGCTAAAATTGATTAGTGAAGACTTAACGTTCGAAGTAATAGAAGATAACGAAAAATAAATATGTACTCACTCACAATAGACGCAGGCGACAATATCGAACACGGAAATACTAATAATTCAAGAAAAGATCTGCTAGTTCAGGCTGGTCAATTCTTGGTTGCTACTGGTTCGAGCAATGCTTTTGTATTAGAAATTGATGACAATGTAGACAGTGGTAATAGTGAACAGGCAATAACAAGTATCGTAGACGGTCATTTGTTTAGATTTAAATCCAATATGGACTTAACAAGCGTACAATCTAACAGCCCAACGCTAACAATTAAAAAAGCAAGTGACAGTAGTACAATAGTTACTGCACCTCTTGTTTATGGTAATGGAGTAAAACTGCCCAATTTATCGATTAAAGACGGTAGTATTGTGTCTTGTAGTTATGACGGCACAGTATTTCAGGTTGTGTCTTGCGTAATGGTAGACCCTAATTTTTATGGTGATGGTAGCGACGGAGCATTAACAGTAGTAAATGGTCAAACTTATTCACTTACACCTAATCAAATTTATAATTTTACTTCTGTTACAATCAATTCAGGAGGTAAGCTAAATGCTACTGGTGGAGGTGTTGTAATGATTAAGGTACAAGGAAATTTTACAAATAACGGCGAAGTAGATTTCTCAAACATTGGAACGGATTTAATTAGCCAAAAAATATCGGTGGCTGGTATGTATGTAGACACACCAATAGTCAGGACGGCAGGTAATGGTGGAGACGGTGGGGGCGCTCACGTTGGATATCCCGATCACGCAGCGACAAAAGGAAGTGGGGCTACAGCTTCAACGTCTATGTTGTACGGCGGAGGTGGTGGTGGTGGTGCTGGTGCAGTTAACTCTACATACCAAACAATAACTGGTGGTAATGGTGGTAATGGTGGAGTAGGTGGGATTAGCCCTACTGGTGGAACTGGTGGAACTACTGGCTCAATTAACGGAGGTGCAGGAACAAATTCGGGTGGTGGTGGTGGCGGAAAAGGTAATGCCTCTAATTATGACACCCCTGGAACTGGTGGTAATGGTGGTAA